GTTGTTAAAGAATCTGTTGAATTAAATCGTTTAAAGGTTTTAAATCAGCATCTAAACGGGTAATAGCATGGACATGAAGAAAATTCTACAGGCCTTAGATAGCACGGCTTCCAAACCTGTAGAAGGTTCTGACAGCATGAAGAAATTTTTGTCAGTTGTGACAGAAGGTTCTAATCCACATAAAGTTGCATTACCAGTTCAAATGGCCATGCAACACTATGCAGAACCGGTTGTCGCACAACCAAAGACAATTAAAGAAGTTAAAAAGACAGCGATGTCTAGTATGTTATATCAATACTATACAAATGCTGAACAACGACTAGCCGAAGAAGATAACGTTAAAAAAGAAATTATTAGTGAACAAGCTAGACGTATTGCAGATCGTATTCTTAAAAGAAAAGAAGAGCAAACTGTAGCAGAATCGTTTAATCCTGAATATGATGACGAAGCAGGTATGGCTCAAGGCAGTTTGCATACATTAAAGCGAGCAGTAGACGGATTAATGAACACCATCGAAGATAAAGAAAATCTTCCAGAATGGTGTCAAGAAAAAATTTCCCTAGCAGAAGATTATCTTGTTACTGTTTGGGATTATTTACAAAGTGAAAAAGAGCAAGGAATGTCTGAAAATCGTCACGGACATCGTGATGCTTATCAACGCGATTACGATTCTAGTCGCACTGGTTTTGGTCGCCGTGAACGCGAAGATGATGAATATCATGTTCCAGATCCTGTAGATAATCGAATAGCATATAAAGTTATTGCCACTGTAACTACACAGGATGGCAATGAAGAAAAGAAAGGTGTTACAGTAAAAACTACTGGCGGTCCGAAACACGCTGAAACAGTTGCTACAAAACATTTAGAAAATGCCGGTTTACAAGTAACTGGCATTGTCAGTGTACACGATATGGGCCCGGTGTAAAATATGGATGAATTAGTTAAAGCAATGAAGATAGCGTTTGCTAGTGAGAATGTCTACTATGTTAAGGCATCGTCATTTCACTGGAATATAGAAGGCCCTAATTTTCCACAATACCATGAACTGTTAAATACCATCTATAATGAAGTATACAATGCACGTGATGATTTTGCTGAAAATATTCGTAAACTAGGTTCATATGCACTTGGTAGCAACAGCTCATATATCAAATATAGCGCAATACAAGAAAGCAATGAAGTACCTGAACCACAAGCTATGCTTGCCGAACTGCTAGCAGATAGTGAAAAGATTGCTAATTTTTTAAAGATTGTATTCGATCTTGCAGAACAAAACGGCGAACACGGGCTAAGTAATTTTATTGCAGATCGTCAAGACGCACATAAAAAACATGCGTGGATGTTGCGTAGTACATTAAAGACAACAGGATTATAATATGGATTTGAGAACACTTCTTAATAAGCTAGACAAGCTAGAAAGTCATCAGGTGTTGATGGAAAGCAACACTATTCGCGAAGAAATACTTTCAACAGAATTGCAGTTGTTAAAAGAATCATATTCTGCGTTAATGGAACGTGTTCATAAAAAAGAACTTGATGCGTTACGAGACGTTAACGACGAAGAGCTACGCAAAAGCAAATTAGCCGCCTTAGCATCAAAGCACGGTTATCCTGGATTGTTCGATCCACGCAACGGTAAATGGGTAGACAACCAAGGCAACTATGCATGGTTTGGTCCTTATAAAGACGAAGTTGAAAAAATGGAATTAGATGGCCTTGTTCCGCCTGAAGCCCACACTAGTGCGTTTTGGGGATTAATGGGCAAGGACAAAGCTGAAGCAATTAAAGCCAGTACTGCAAATGCAAGTAGATTTGAGTTAATTGACGGCGCAGACGAAATCATTGACAAAGCAAACCAAAGCAAGCCAGCAATGGACGAAGCCATTGTTAGAGGATCGTTAGCACGAGCATTAACAGAAGACTTTGGTTATTCATCTAATTATATTGTAGAAGCTATTAGCACTACTGAACATTTAAAATTAAAAGCCTACATTGAAAAACTTAATAGTCCTGAATACAAGGATGATAAAGAAGTTCGCGATGTAATTTTTAAATATCAAGAATATGTAAAATATCGTGACTTATTAATTGCTAAAATTAAAGAAGCACTAGCAAGATTTAAATCTAAAGTAACTCCTGCTCCAAAAGCAGTTGAACCAGTAGCAGGTGGTCTTCAACCCGATGCAAATCAAAGCAGTGCAGAAGTTGAAAGACTGAAAAGACAGAATGCCGGTCTTAACGAGTCTCGCGGTGTGCTAAAAGAAGAATTTTATATTGTTCCACATAAAGATAAAACAGCCAGCGTTGTACACTTTTACTTAGACGAAAGTGGCAATGTAGTTGGATATGTTGTTACAGAAGATGTTGAAGCATTAGGACGTGGAGCATTAGACGGATTAACATTTGGTTGGGGTGATAACGCTGTTGCAGGTATTATTTCCATGTATAAAGGCACCCCGTATGGTGAGGAACTAATTAGACAAATTAGAGCATCCGAAGCCGCAAAGAAACGTGCTCCTGTATGGTATTATGGTGGGATGATTGCAGGTGGTGCTGGTTGGGGTGGAACTAGTTTGGTTGGTAACTTGGCGGCCGCTGGTATTAATGTGGCTAGTGATATGGTTAGAGAACCAGTAAATGATAAAATCATTAAACAATATAAAGCTGACCAAGCAAATAAACTTAAAAAAGTTCAAAATACAGTTGGTGCAGAACCAACTGGTGTTCCAGATGCTAAAACTGTTAGTGCAGTAAAAACTAAGGCCGCGCCAGTTAAAGCTAACGAACCAGCAGAAAAATCTTCAGGCGAAATGTCAGATGTCTTTGCGGCATTTGGCGTTAAAGACATGAACGGTCTTTTTGTTGCATTAAAGAGCCAAGGTGTAAGAACCATGGACCAATTAGGTACTGCTGTTGGAAAAGCTCTTAATATCGAACCAATGACTCCGGTAGCACAAGCAGGTGCTCCAAAAGTTGCTGAATCGATAATATATTCTAGTATGAGCGAAAGCGAACGCATGGCATATTTGCGTAATCGTTTAAACAATATAGAACAACCTGCACAATTAGATGAAGCTATTCCAGGTTTAGGAACTGGTATTAAAACTGGTTTAGAATGGTTGTTTGGCGGTGCCGCAAGATTGCTTGGACATACTCCTGCGGTTGTTATTAAAGGTTTGGAAGGTATTGAAAAAGTGCTAGGTAAAGGTGTTACTGAGCTTGCACTTCCATCCGGAGTTGGCACAGCAACAAAAATTTGGAAATTAGAAACTACCGGGGCAAATGCTGGTAAATGGTCGACAGCAGGACGTACACGTGGCACTAGAGTATTTAAAACTGCCGAAGAAATAGCAGACGATTTAAAAAATGCATTACATAGTGGTTTTAAACCACGAGCAAGACCAGGACAACCTGCATTGCCTTCAGCACCTCCACAAGGATGGGTTAATCCTGGATCAGAGATCGCATCTGCCGAGTTAAATGGTGCAAAGTACATTAAAGATGCAGACGGTAAATGGTATATGAAAAACGCTTCTACTGGAGTTCATATGCCAGTAACTGATGCGGCTATATTGCGAACACTAGAGCAAGGTGCTGTAAAAACAGGTATGCTAGGTCAGTTGGCCGCAAAGTATCCAAAACTTGCGGCAGGTTTTAAAGGTGTCGGTTCAATACTTAAATTTGGTTGGAACAACAAGTGGTGGATTGCACTAGCGGCTATTATTGCGGCTGGATACTGGGCATGGGCTAATAAGCCAGAGGAACCAGTTCCGCCAGAAGTACCGCCAGTTAGTGACCAACAAGTAGATCCAGAGGGTATACCTATTGGGCCAGGCGGGCCAGGCGGCGAGACTGCTCCAAAACCAGACAAAGATGGCAACTGTCCTACAGGATGGAAACCAAGTGCGGATGGTAAGAGTTGTGAAAAAGTTGGCGGCAGTAACGGTGTCACACAACAAATATCTCCCGAAGCTAGACAAGAAGCTGGAAATATTAGAAAATTGTTACAGCAATTAAAAGATATGTATCCTGCTGATAAAGAAACTAGAGATCTAGAAGCAGAAGTTGAAGATGCATTAAAAGGCATTCCGCAAAGTTCTCAAGAAGTTGATACAAAAGCTAAACCAAATAATCGCTACAATTTCTAATCAAAATGGCAGATTAATTTCTGCCATTTCCACCTCTAAAGGTTGCATTACACAGATAATTAGTATATAATTAGGCTATAGTTAAGGAGACTTACATGTCAGGACGTTCATACGGTGCAGAAGAAAAGGCAAAACTAGAAAGATTAATCAGCGAAGGCAGTACAGTTCTTCGTGAAATTGAAGATTTATCAGAAGGCTTAAAAGAAACAGTTAAGGCAGTAGCAGAAGAACTCAATGTAAAACCAAGCGTTATCAATCGTGCTATTAAAATTGCACATAAAGGCGATTGGACTGCTCACAATGAAGATTGGGCAGAGATTGAAGCTATTTTAGATATTACAAAACGTATCTAATAAATATATAACGAAAGGCAAGCGGGCCATAATCCGCATATAGGTATTTGCAAGCCATAAATTGCATATGGAGAATAAATGAGCTATGTAGACGCATGGTTTGACCGTAATAACGATGTTATTAAAGTTGTCGAACGCAATAAACAAGGCATTAGGGAATTCAGAGACATTCCTGTACGCCACACATTTTACTATAAAGACGCCCGTGGAAAGTATCAATCGATATACGGTGACGCTCTAAGCAAAGTTGTAGTTAAGAGTACTAAAGAACTACGCAAAGAACAAGCAATTAATTCAGGTAAACAGTTATTTGAATCTGACATTAATCCAATCTTTGTAACACTAAGCGAAAACTATCTTAATGCAGACGCTCCAAAACTAAACGTAGCGTTTTTCGATATTGAGGTGGACTTTGATCCAGAACGAGGCTACAGCACACCTGATGATGCGTTCATGCCTATTACTGCTATCGCTGTCCACCTACAATGGTTAGACACTATGGTATGTTTGGCAGTGCCGCCTAAGACATTGACTATGGAACAAGCAACGGAACAAGTTGCAGAATTTCCAAATACAATGTTATTTAAAACAGAAGCGGAGATGTTAGATGTATTCTTAGATTTGATCAAGGATGCAGACATTTTAACAGGTTGGAATTCGGAAGGCTATGATATTCCTTATACTGTTAACCGTGTTACTAAGACACTGAGCAAAGAAGATACTAGACGTTTTTGTTTGTTTGATCAATTTCCCAAGCGTAGAGAATATGAAAAGTTTGGACGACAGTCAGTTACATATGACTTAGTAGGTCGTGTACACTTGGATAGTTTAGAACTGTATCGCAAGTACACGTATGAAGAACGTCATAGTTATCGACTGGATGCTATTGCAGAATATGAACTAGGTGAACGCAAAACACAATACGAAGGCACACTAGATCAACTTTATAATCATGATTTTAAAAAGTTCATTGAATATAACAGACAAGACTGTGCGCTTCTTGATCGTCTAGACAAGAAGCTTAAATTCCTAGATCTTGCCAATACACTGGCACATGAAAATACTGTGCTACTACAAACAACAATGGGCGCCGTAGCTGTAACCGAACAAGCTATTATTAACGAAGCCCATAGACGTAACATGCAAGTGCCCAATCGTACTAAGATGGACGACCGTGAAGAAAATACGGCCGCGGCAGGTGCGTATGTTGCATATCCTAAAGAAGGTATTCATGACTGGATCGGGTCGCTAGACATTAACAGTCTTTATCCAAGTGCTATTCGTGCGCTTAATATGGGTCCGGAAACTATTATTGGACAGTTGCGTCAAACAATGACACAAGAGTACATCGATGATAAGATAGCCAAAGGTGCTAGTTTTGCGGCCGCTTGGGAAGGCATCTTTGGATCATTAGAATATACTGCTGTGATGAATCAAGAAATTGGCACTGACATTACTATTGACTGGGAAAATGGTCAAACTGATGTTGTTAGTGCGGCAGAAGTGTATAAGTTAATATTTGACAGTCATCAGCCATGGGTGTTAAGTGCTAACGGCACAATCTTTACTTACGAAAAAGAAGGTATTATCCCTGGCTTGCTAAAGCGTTGGTATGCTGAACGTAAAGAAATGCAGGCCAAACTTAAAGACTGTATTAAAACAGGTAATAAGATTGAAGAAGAATACTGGGACAAACGTCAGTTGGTTAAGAAGATTAATCTTAACAGTTTGTATGGTGCTATTCTTAACCCAGGCTGTCGCTTCTTTGATAAACGTATCGGACAAAGTACTACATTAACTGGCAGACAGATTGTTAAACACATGGCTGGTAAAGTCAATGAAATTGTAGCAGGCGATTACGACTATCGCGGCAAGGCTATTATCTATGGTGATACAGACTCCTGTTATTTTTCAGCTTACAAGACATTACAAAAAGACATCGATGCAGGTAATATCGAATGGACTAAAGAAAACGTAATTGCACTATATGATAATATTGGGGAAGAAGTTAATACTACATTTCCTCAGTTTATGTTGGACACATTTCACGTGCCGAAAACACGCGGTGAAGTTATTAAAGCAGGCCGTGAAATTGTTGGTAGTAAGAGTTTGTTTATTACTAAAAAGCGTTATGCCGTGCTGTACTATGATAAGGAAGGCAAACGGGCAGACGTAGATGGTAAACCTGGTAAGATCAAGGCCATGGGCTTGGACTTGAAGCGTAGTGATACGCCGGAATTTATTCAGGACTTTTTAAGTGATGTACTTGAAAAGGTCTTAACAGGAGCCAGCGAAGATGATGTATTGGCAAACATTAGCGAGTTTAGACTGAAGTTTAAGAGTCGGCCAGGTTGGGAAAAAGGCAGTCCTAAACGTGCTAACAAAGTTACTGAGTATGAAGCCAAAGAAAAGAAAGCCGGCAAAGCTAACATGCCTGGACACGTTCGTGCTAGTATTAACTGGAATACATTGAAACGTATGTTTAACGACAAGTATTCAATGAATATTACAGACGGACAAAAAGTTATTGTTTGTAAACTAAAACAAAACCCTATGGGATTTACATCAGTAGCATATCCCGTAGACGAATTACGTTTACCACAATGGTTCAAAGACTTGCCGTTTGATCATGCAGAAATGGAGCAGACTATTATTGATAACAAATTAGATAACCTAATTGGTGTATTGAAATGGGATGTTCGTAGTACAGAAGAAAAGAATACTTTTAATTCACTATTTGAGTTTTAATATGAAAATTATAATTGCAGGATACGGATTTGTTGGAAAGGCAGTGGCTAGCGTGTTACAAACTAAACACGAACTAGTCATTATTGATCCAAAATATAACGATAATAAAATTACAGACCATGCAGATGCAGATGGCATTATCATTTGTGTATCTACTCCAACAGCTGAAAATGGTATTTGTGATGTTAACAGTATTGCAAATGTATTGGATCTAGTTCCGTTCTATATGCCTGTTATGATTAAAAGTACGCTTACTCCGCCTAATGTTCAAGGATTCAGAGAGATATACGAAAATCATAGTATTGTATACAGTCCAGAATTTTTACGGGCCAATACTGCCAACGCAGATTTTGCCAATCAAAAATATATTATTATAGGCGGGGACGATCCAGAAGGATTTTGGCATGAGCTATTCACAAGTACATTGCCTAATTGCAAAATGGTTTTACAATGTACGGAAGAAGAAGCATGTATGATAAAATATTCTATCAATTGTTTTCTTGCCCTTAAAGCCAGCTACTTTAATCAAATAGCAGATATTTGCGATAACAATAAAATGGATTACGACATTGTAAGACATATTATAACTCAAGACTCTAGGATTGGTGCAAGCCATACGTTAGTTCCTGGACCTGACGGACAGCGTGGATGGGGCGGTGCATGCTTTCCCAAAGACACTGAAGCATTTTTACAATGGACTAAAACTATTGGAATGCCGGCAACATTGGTGGAATCATCTATCCAATACAACAATAAAGTAAGAAAAAACTCTTGACTTTAAACAAAAACCTAAATATAATACACATAAGGAGATTCATATGAAAGATATTTTACAAGACTTAGTAGCACATACACATAGTCTAGGATTTTTACCGCTAGTTAAGATTTCTAGTACAGAAGAAGAAACAGTCATCGAAGGCATGGCTGAGGACCGTAGTGTCATTTTGCAAGCCAAAACAAACAAGCCAGTTAGTAATTTTGAAGGCACATTTGGCATGCCTAACTTGAACAAGTTAGATTTGCATTTGAAGTGTCCAGAATATAAAGAAGGCGCAAGCATTGAAGTAGTTACACAACAACGTAACGGAGAAGACATTCCAACAGGTTTGCACTTTGAAAATGCATTTGGTGACTTTAAGAATGACTATCGTTTTATGAACGCAGAAATCATTAATGAACAGATGAAGACTGTTAAATTTAAAGGCGCACAGTGGAACATCGAATTTGAACCAGCAGTAGCTAGTATTCAAAAACTAAAGTATCAAGCGGCCGCGCATACTGAAGAAACTACATTTCAAGTTACCACTAAAGATGATAATTTAATTTTTAGTTTTGGTGATGCAACAACACACGCTGGTAGTTTTGTATTTCAAGCAGGTGTTACTGGTAAACTAAAACAAACTTGGGCATGGCCAGTTAGTCAATTGCAAAGTATTTTAAACTTAGCAGGTGACAAGACTGTTCGAATTAGTGATGCAGGTGCATTGCAAATTACTGTAGATAGCGGACTTGCTGAATACAACTATATTCTTCCAGCACAAGCTAAATGAACCAAGTAGATCCAAAAATACTCGAATTAGAAAAACAGGTACAGTTCTTAAAGGAACAAGTTATCCGTCTTTCCAGAATGTGCGAGTACTTAGATCGTGAACGGATTCGTTCAAAGAATGATATAGGCCAAATCGTACAAGAAGTACGATCGCGGAGATAATATGGAAACAAAACAAAGAACTATAGTAAGAACAATAAGTTATAGAATAATTGCATTATTAATAACTGCTATATGGACTGGTTTAAGCGATGCTGTACTTATACATATTATCTTAACTGCAATACACTATGTCATGGAAAGAACATGGTTAAAAATAAAGTGGGGTCGAATTGAATAAAAATCTAACAGCACATCAAAGCGATTATGCGTATTTCCTGCCAGCTACGTCAGGATTTTATAGCACGTACATAGGTAAACAACGATATAGTAACTATGTGGATCCTGCACGTATTCCAAAGAGTTTTGGACCTTTAGGAATTGAGGCAATGAATTATTTAAATCCCAATGCGGCATTTTATTTCGATCATTGCTTGTATTCTGCTGGACACGCTAATTTAGATTTGACTAAACCCGATCCTAGCGAAGATATGTTTCGTAACAGAGACCGTTCAACTAGTTGGGTATTAGGCGACTCTGGAGGTTTCCAGATTGGTAAAGGCGTATGGGAAGGTGAATGGAATGATCCGACAGGACCAGTAGTTGCTCAACGTATGGCTGAAGCTGTTGCCAAGGGTATTGAACTAGTTCCACAGTTACATCCAACAGGTCATCCAAAGACAGACAAGAATGGCAATCCTAAATATACAAAGATTGACCATGTTAAAGTATATCAATCAAAGTTAGATGCGGCACAGAAGAAGCGTAGTCAAGTGCTTACTTGGATGGATGCTCTAATGGACTATGGCATGGTGCTTGATATTCCAGCCTGGGTTGCTCGTAGCCCAGTTGGTGCTAAGAATAGTGGCATTGCTAGTTATGACCAAGCGGTTAGTGCTACTAAGTACAATAATGAATACTGGATCAAACATCGCACAGGTGCTTGTAAGTTTTTAAACGTTCTACAAGGCGAGAATCACGCACAAGCAGAAGATTGGTATCAGCAAATGAAAGACTTCTGCGATCCTACAAAATATGAACGGCCATTCAATGGTTGGGCTATGGGTGGGCAGAATATGTGTGACGTTGACTTAGTTTTACGCAGGTTAGTTGCATTAAAGTTTGACGGACTTCTTGAAAAAGGTCAACAAGACTGGATGCACTTCTTGGGCACCTCTAAATTAGAGTGGGCATTATTATTAACTGACATACAACGTGCTATAAGGAAATATCATAATGAAAACTTTACCATCTCTTTTGATTGCGCCTCACCGTTCCTTGCAACAGCAAACGGTCAAATCTATGTCCAAACCGAAATCCAAGACAGAGAAAAATGGCTCTACAGAATGTTGCCGTCTCTTGATGACAAGAAATATAGTCAAGACACAAGACTCTTCCAAGACGTAGTAGTACAAGACAAACATTTTACTTCTTTTACTACAAGTCCATTAATGGATGGAGTAGAAGTTAAAGACATTTGTATCTACGGTCCAAATGATGTTAACAAAATTGGTAAAGTTGGTAAGACTAGTTGGGATAGTTTCACCTATGCTATTATGATGGGTCATAATGTTTGGTTGCATTTGAATAGTGTACAAGAAGCTAACCGCCAGTATGATGCTGGATTGTGCCCAAGTATGTTAGTTGACGAAAAATTTGATAGAATTTACTTCAAAGACGTAGTCGATGCTATCTTTAGTGCTCCAGACCGTGAAACTGCTATTGCTATTATTGATAGTTTTGATAAATTTTGGCAAGCTATTCCTGGTACACGTGGTGCAACTGGTAAGAAAACTGTTAATGCTAGTACCATGTTTGCCACTTTATTTGACGAAGTGGATGAAGATAGTGTACAATTAGAAGACGAAGCAGATTTTGACGAATCTGTAATTGATAAACTAGACGATTTAGAAGCCAGCGTCCATGACATTACCTGATGAAAGATATCGTGCTGTTGTTCAAACACGCAGATTCCTATTAGATCTTTGCAATCCACAGCACACACCGCGAGTTCCTAAAATTATAAGAGATACCGCTCGTAGTATGTTGAGGCACTATCCAGACGATTATGATATGAAAAAAGTATCGCAGACCAGTGCTGACATATTTGCTGAACGTATGGAAGATGTTGAACGCATGTTTAAGCGATACGAACAATCAAAGGCAGAAAAAAATGAACAAACGTAGTCTTATTGTAGGTATGGGTATTGGACAGTTATATAAGACTGTACTAGAAAAACTTGGATACGAAGTTATTACTGTTGATCAAGATACTAGCAAAGGCGCAAATTACGAATCAGTAGATGCGGCCTTGCTAGTTCATGGATTATTTGATACTGCACATATTTGTACTCCAAACTTTACGCATTTTGAACTGGCCGCTAAAGTAGCACCACACAGTAAAATTGTTTTTATTGAAAAGCCAGGCGTTGCTACTAGCGATACATGGGCTAAACTAATAACTACATTCACACAAA